TTATGAATCCTTGCTGCCATCTTCCTCATCATGAACCGACTCCACAATATCGGAAAGCTCTACATGAAGCGACTCGCAGATTCTTAGAAGCACATCCGTGGTGACATTTTCATTCTTGCCAAGTTTGGCGAGAGACGATGAACTTATGCCGGCGGCCTTCCTTAAGTCGGTTTTCTTCATGTTTCTGTCAATCAGCAGTTTCCATAATCTGTTATAGCTCATTCTCATCATTAGCGATTCTCCTCTTTGTTCCACGCTTTTCCGTAAAGCTCGCTCCCGTCAACCGACAATTTCAGCACCATATTTTCCCTGAGTATTCGTCTGGTTTCCGGCATATAGGCGTTTTGCTTGTCGAAAGCGATAAAAATCTGTTTTTTGCTGCGCTCGTAGATTTTCATAATCCCATCAATAGAGCCGTCGCTGACATTTTTTAGAATCAAAGAATCATGCGCAATAGCAGGGAGCGCCGTTAGAGAGAGGACTGCTAAATCATACAGCACCAAGCCTTTATAGTTCGACCCAGTTCCCGTGTCGGCAGGCGTTTCAAACTGGTAACTGTTGTATTCGTTTAGCAATAAATGAGGGGGCTTGTGAGGAACGTCGTAAAGCGTCTCGTTATACCCCTTCATTTTTTTGTTGATGCTCCCTTGGATATAATCCAAAATTCCCCGTATCCTCTGTTTTAGCAAATCATCGGCCTGCTTCCGCTCGTCCTGTAATCGGACGAGTGTGAGGTAGGCCTCGTTTTGTTGCTTGAGGGCATCGATATTGCTCTTGATGGATGAATGTCGGTCGAGAAATTCCTTGGATAGAGTTCCGCTGCTCCCCAAATCATCAAGTGCCTGTTTTGTTTCGGCGAGTCTCGCTTTCAAATCGGCAATCGCATTCTGCGCGGCGGTCTTTTCGCCCTTTAATTGTCCGTCAAGAATCATGGCCAATTTTTTGTGATACTGCTCAACCTCGTATATTTTTTTCAAATTCACATTTGGGAAAAATTCATGCAGTGCCTTTAATTCTGAATCTTTCGGAGGGCATCCGTATTTGAGGTTCATGTTGATAAGTTCAAGTTTCCGCTCATTTGCTTGGATTGCGGTTTCAAGTTGGAGTTTTTCGGATTTCAGGCGCGCTTTTTCTTGGCTCGTTTTAATATTTTCTTCCCCGCCAGCTTGCCTGTCCGTAAGATTGAAAAGCTCAACCGTCAGCTTGTCGATGACCGCCACATTGTCCTCATACTGCGTTTTGCCGCCTACAAGATGGGGAATGAATTGCTCCTGTCGTGCATCCCGAAATATTTTCAGCTTCTTTTCTTGTTCTTCGAGGCGCATCGAAAAATCTTGAATGTCTCGATATGTGTTAAATAGCCGCACCAGCACTCCAATGGATTTTTGCATATTCTCACCGGTATTGCCTCGAAGCGGCCTGCGCTCGTCGAGATTATCCTTGCCGTATATTCGAAAAAAACGGCTTATCGTATTCCGGAAAGCAAGTTCAGGAAAATCAAGACCATACATCCTTTTCAACCACTCCACGTATTCTTGTTTTTTCCATACAGTACCAGTTGGGATGTAAATCTCATCGCAGACTTGAATTTTGTTTGCATCTTCCGTGCTGCGGGAAAAATAAAATCTTTCTCCGGCAAATTCAAAAGTAAAGAAAATATCATGATGGTCGACATACTTTACCGCATCACTCCCCAAGTATGTGTCCCCACCAAAAACGAAATCTATAGCCAAAAGCGCCGAGGATTTTCCTATAGAGTTTTCGCCGTCTTCCTTTCCGAGTACCACATTCAGGCCTGGCTTGAATTTGATTGCCGGGCGGGTATTTCCTTTCTCCACAAATGCGGGAGACATCATTTCGATAAGCACGAAAAGACCTCCTCTTCCTCATTTATATCCACCGCCCCAAGTGCGTACAAGGCATCCATGACGGACAGGAAATCCGTTGGCTCTGATAGATACGGAGCCATTCTCTGGTAAAGCTCCCTAACCGAGACAGAACCATCGGCGAGCTCTCGCATTACCTTTGGCATGAGACAGAGCGTACTTTCCTGAAAAGAATATAGTTTATTCGGCAGTTGCATCGAATACCTCACAGCTTTGTATGAAATAAGAAACCACGATCTGACAATAAATGTCGTCCTGCAATGTAACCCGATGGATTTTCTCAGTGATTTCACGGTATATATCCATTTTAGATTTGTTGGCCTTGTTCAGTCTTCGGTAAATGGACTTCATCTGATTTTGTATCTCCTCGAAATCAATTTCTCCCCGCTTGTCCAAACTTACCATTATTTCTTTCAAGCGACGGAAGTACATAGTCACATAATTGTTGACGGCGATGAAGAGTGATACATAAACCGACGGATTTATTTTTTCACGCAGTTGTTTGGGATCATAGGCGGGATCCCCCAAGTCAGTTTCCTTCAGCTTTTTTATGCAGCTAATAACGCCAATGAGTCCTTTTTCAAGTGAAGCCTCATCCAGCAGTTGAAGATTTTTCCTGTGTGTAGCCAATATCTTTTTTACCTCAGACAAGGGTTTGACCGCCTGTTTGGAATTGTCGAGGAGATAAGTGGCATGGCATTTCGGGCATAAAGCGATGAGATTGTCTACGGTTGCCGGTTTATTTTTGTCTATCAGACAAACTTCGTATGCAGATGCTATTTTTCCATTTTGCGAAACGGTGAGTTGCCTTCCACATCCGGGGAAATGGCAATAATTTTCTGTTTCTTCCAATAAATACTCGCCGTATTTGTTTTTGAGTTCTGCGGCTTGTAGCAAATGTCGTTCTCTCTCCAGTTTGTTGGGTTGGACTATTCCCGCCGCTGCCTGAATTATACCCACAAGCATATCGGCAACCACTTCACCCACATTGTTTTCGTTAACAGACGGCTCATACGGCAAGATGTCTTTGACAAGCAAAAGCTTTGGTGTCTTTTGCATCTTCTTTATCCGTTTTGCAAGTCGCTCCGGGGTAAGCCTGTAAACAATATTGTGGGCGAATTTTTTCGACAGTCCACGTTTGGTATAGCTACGAATCGTTTCATCAGTCAATCGTCCCTTCACTGAAGGGTCTTTTTTTGTCCCCCATTCAGCAGCAGGAACGGTAGTCATAATGGCCATCAAATCACGAAAGAAGACGATGCTATCTGCTCCATCGGCGAGGTGGTCTTTCAGAATCCGAAACAATGTCTTGAAGTCCACCGTTGAAATCATCTCCTCACGAAATTTGTCCCACGATGTTCCATGATGTCCCAAACAGTCCCCAAATCAACCAAGGTCGTTTTGTATACTGTGGATGAAAATCACGAAATACAACTTTTTAGTTGCCTTTAGTGTATCAAAGAAATATCCATATGTCAAAATTGAAATTTGCAAAAAGGATTTTAATGCTCGTCCCGGGCATGACGCTAAACCGCCCGCCATCGTGAAAGTGCACCCCCAGCGCGCATATCGGGGCCGTTCGCCGCAGAAGCGATGGCACAACTGAATATCGAGAAGCCAGCCAGCGAACGGCAGGCGCAGTCCGGGGCGGGGAGTCTGCTCTCCCGCTTAGGTGGATTATTGCGTCCGCACAACCGCTGGCACTTCAAGCGGGTCTCCGTCCCTCAACCATTCGGCGGTTGTTGGACGGAGGTCCGTTTTTATGTCAAACAAAGTCAATCAAGGCCAATACTTCTACCCAGTTCGCGACGCGAACGATGCCGACAAGGTGACGCTCATTCCTGTCAGCAAAGACTTCTACCTTAACTTCAATCGGGAAATCAGCCGCAAGCGCAAGCGTCTGCAACGGAGCGGCGAGTGCCGCTGCCCCCGCAGGATGCTCTGGAAGTGCGACGGTAACTGCGATTACTGCCGCTATTACACCCCGAAGGAGCCGCTGTCCCTCGATGCCCCGGCATCGGATGATTCAAGTATCTCATTGGCAGATACTGTTGCCGCCGATACGCCCTTGCCGGAGGACATTGTCGCCGACAGGGAACTCTTATATGCGCTCTTTCACGAACTGGAACAGCTGGACGACCGCAGCCGCAGGATGTGCGCGGTGATGCCTGCGGTTTCCGAGCGGGAGGCATCGGCGCTTTTGGACACGCCAAAGTCATCGCTGCGGTATCAGTGGTCAAAACTGGTGGAGAAACTCAAGAAAAATCTAAAGAAATATCGTTGATTGGGAAGGCTCTCCTGCTGGCATTCGCCGCGGGGGAGCTTTTTCAATTTTTTTGGACCACTTCGCCCGTTTCTGTCCAGTGGGATTGTGAAGGGGGCAAACAACCGCTCCCGGAAAGGAGGACAACCCCATGAACCATCGGGATGAAGAAATGATTGGCTTGCTCACGGCAATCAGCGTGGTATCGAAACGGCTGGTCGGCAAGCTGATACGGCTCACCCAGACCAAGGCAAAAGGAGGAAAACAGAATGGACAACTTCGTCAAGGAACTCAAGGATTGCGCCGCTACACTCAGCCGTATTGCTGATGCGCTGGCGCGGGAAACAGAAACGCCAAAGGCCGATGCGCCGTCGCTGGAGGAAGTCAGGCTGGTGCTGGCACGGCTCTCCCAAGCGGGGCTTACCGCCGAAGTGCGGGAAATCATCAAAAAGCACGGCGCGGACAGGCTCTCGGATGTCGCCCCTGCTGAATATCCCGCCATCTTGAAGGAGGCGGAGAGCCTTGGCAAATAAGCACGCAATTCTCTCCGCGTCCTCGGCTGGACGCTGGATCGCCTGCCCGCCATCGGCAAGGCTCAACGCGGCGAAAGCCGATGTCCCCAGTGAATATGCCGCCCAAGGGACGGACGCTCACGCCCTCTGCGAGTTCAAGCTCCGCAAGGCTCTCGGCGAAAGGGTGCGTGACCCGACGAAAAAGCTGGCCTCCTATGACAGCGAAATGGAAGAGTGCGCCGAGGACTACGCGCAGTTCGTTATGGGACTGGTCAGCCAGTTCCGCGAGGAAAACGCGGATACGCTGGTATCGGTGGAGCAGCGAGTGGATTTTTCCGAATATGTGCCTGAAGGCTTCGGCACGGCGGACACCCTCATCGTTTCCGGCAAAACCGTCTGCATTTGCGATTTCAAATACGGCAAGGGCATCGAAGTCACTGCTGATCACAATTCGCAGATGCTGTGCTACGCGTTGGGATGCATCCAAATGTTCGATGCCCTGTACGACATCGACAAGGTGTTGATGGTCATCGTCCAGCCGCGTCTATCCAACCTCAGCGAGTTTACCATGTCCAAGACAGACCTCTTGTCATGGGCGGAGGCTACACTCGTTCCCGCAGCCAAGCTCGCCTACGCGGGCGAGGGAGAATTCTCGGCCGGAGACCATTGCCGTTTCTGCAAAGCCAAGGCGACATGCCGCAAGCGGGCAGAATACAACTTGGAGCTTGCCCGTTATGACTTCGAGATGCCGCCCACGTTGGAAGATGCCGAGGTGGAAGCGATACTGGCCAAGGCCGACGCGCTCGCGGCTTGGGTCGGCGACATCAAGGAGTATGCCCTTCAGCAGGCCATCCAAGGCAAGCAATGGACGGAATGGAAGCTCGTCGAAGGCCGCTCCAATCGGAAATACACCGACGAGGCGGCGGTCGCCAAGGCCGTCGCGGAGGCGGGCTTCGAGCCGTATGAGAGGAAACTTCTCGGCGTAACGGCAATGACCGCGTTATTAGGAAAAACCAAGTTTGAGAAGCTGCTGGGCAGTCTCGTCGTCAAGCCGCAGGGCAAGCCTACACTCGTCCCCATGAGCGACAAGCGGCCTGTGATGAACACAGCGGCAGAAGATTTCAAGGACAATTAAGGAGGAACAAAATTATGAAAAAAATTATCAATCCGTGCAAAGTTATCACCGGCCCCAAGACGCGCTGGAGCTATGCAAACGTATGGCAGGCCAAGTCCATCAACGGCGGCGCGCCCAAGTTCAGCGTATCGCTCATCATCCCGAAGTCCGACGTCAGGACGGTGGAAGCCATCAAAAACGCCGTTCAGGCCGCCTACGACGAAGGCCAAAGCAAACTCAAAGGCAACAGCAAGTCCGTCCCGGCGCTCTCGGCCATCAAGACGCCCCTTCGCGACGGAGACGTGGAGCGTCCCGATGACGAGGCGTACAAGGACAGCTACTTTGTCAACGCCAACAGTGCCACGGCCCCCGGAATCGTGGATGCCGCCCGCAATCCCATTCTCGACCACTCCGAGGTGTATTCCGGCGTTTACGGACGTGCCAGCATCAATTTCTACGCTTTCAACAGCAACGGCAACCGCGGCATCGCTTGCGGCCTCAACAATCTCCAGAAGATTTCCGACGGGGAGCCGCTGGGCGGCAAGACGCGCGCCGAGGATGATTTCGCCGACGAGGACGAGGATTTTCTCGGATAATCGGATGCAAATGACAGTCGGCATGGGCAGCGGGGATATTCCCCGCTGCTTTTGTATCAGAAAGGACAAAACATGACTACACTCAGCATTGATATAGAAACCCGGAGCAGCGTGGACATCACGAAAAGCGGCGTGTACCGCTATGCCGAGTCGCCGGATTTCGAGATATTGCTCTTCGGATATTCCGCAGACGGCGGCGACGTCCGCGTCATCGACCTTGCCAACGGCGAGACGATTCCGCAGGATATACTCTCCGCCCTGACCGACAGCAGCGTCACAAAATGGGCTTTCAACGCCAACTTCGAGCGGATATGCCTTTCGCGATATCTTTCCGATTTCGGCTTGAGCCTTGACCCGTTCCATGACCGGCACCCGCTCTCCACGGAGTGCGCCCGTTTCCTCAACCCTATGGGCTGGCGATGCACGATGGTCTGGTCTGCCTATATGGGCTTGCCGCTTTCGCTCGCCGCTGTCGGCAGCGTCCTCGGCCTTGAGGAACAGAAAATGGCCGAAGGCAAAGCCCTCATCCGCTATTTCTCCACGCCACCGTTCCACGAGCCAAACGGGGACAAGTGGGAAACCTTCAAAACCTACAACCGCCGGGATGTGGAGGTTGAGATGGCAATCCAGCGACGCTTGGCGAAGTACCCCGTGCCGGATTTCGTATGGGATGAATATGTGATCGACCAAGAGATTAACGACCGTGGGATAAAGCTGGATATGCCTTTGGTGGAAAACGCCCTCAAGATTGACGAAATAACCAAAGGCAAGCTGTCCGCCAAGCTGAAGGCTCTGACCGGGCTGGATAATCCCAACAGCGTGGCGCAGATGAAGGAGTGGCTCTCTGCCCGCGGGATTGATGTAGATTCCCTCGACAAGAAGTCTGTGGCGACTCTTCTGAAGACTGCAGAACCGCCTATTTCAGATGTGTTATCACTTCGACAGCAGTTGGCAAAATCCTCCGTAAAGAAATATCAGGCCATGCAAAATGCCGTCTGCGCGGACAGCCGCGCCCGCGGAATGTTTCAATTCTACGGGGCCAATCGCACCGGGCGGTTCGCCGGGCGCATCGTGCAGCTGCAAAATCTGCCCCAAAACCACCTCGCCGATCTCGAACAGGCCCGCGACCTTATGCGGCAAAGAGACTTTGCCGCATTGGAATCCCTCTATGACTCCGTTCCCGATGTACTCTCCCAGCTCATCCGCACGGCGTTTATTCCAAAAGAAGGACGGAAATTTATCGTCGCCGATTTCTCGGCAATTGAGGCACGGGTGCTGTCATGGCTGGCCGGGGAAAAATGGCGCATGGACGTGTTCAAGGACGGCGGCGACATATACTGCGCCACGGCATCGAGGATGTTCCATTGCAAAGTGGAAAAGCACGGCGAGAACGGGCATCTCAGGCAGAAAGGGAAGCAAGCGGAACTGGCCTGCGGCTACGGCGGCTCCGTGGGTGCCTTAAAGGCTTTCGGGGCGCTGGAATCCGGCGTGGATGAAGCGGAGCTAAAGCCGCTGGTGGACGCTTGGCGTGAGGCGAACCCTCATATCGTGGAGTTTTGGTGGGCAGTCGACGCTGCCGCCAAGAGGTGCATCAAAGAACGCACAGCCACAGAGACGCATGGCATCAAGTTTATCTACATGGGCGGCATGATGTTCATCGAGCTTCCAAGCGGCAGGAGGCTTGCCTATGCGAAGCCGCGCATCGGGGAGAACCGATTCGGCGGCGAGTCCGTCACTTATATGGGGCTGAACACCGCAAGGAAATGGGCACGAATTGAGTCATACGGGCCCAAGCTGGTGGAAAATATCACCCAAGCCATAAGCCGCGACCTTCTATGCCATTCTATGCGGTCGCTAGGGTTCATGGATATTGTTGCCCATATCCATGACGAGCTTGTCATCGAGTGCGACAAGGCAGTGTCTCTCCCTGCCGTCTGCGAGCAGATGGCGAGAACCCCGGCTTGGGCCAAGGGGCTGTCGCTTCGCGCCGACGGCTTCGAGTGCCGGTTTTATCGCAAGGACTGACTTTTTCCTCCCGCCGGATGACGGGAGGAAAATTTTTTTGCAAAAGTTTGGACCAAATCGCTCGGTTCTGTCCAGTGGGATAGCAAAGGGAGCTTTTCCCTATATCTCACAAGGAGGACTGATTATGAATCTACAGGTATTCACGCACAACGAGCTCGGTTCCGTTCGGGTCTTGGAAATCGATGGCGAATCTTGGTTTGTCGGCAAGGACGTCGCCGCCATTCTCGGCTACGCCAACTCCCGCAAGGCCATCGGCGACCATGTGGACGACGAGGACAAGGGGGTAACGAAATGTGACACCCTTGGCGGCGAGCAGGAGCTTGCGATTATCAACGAAAGCGGCCTCTACAGCCTGATTCTTTCCAGCAAGCTGCCGAGGGCAAAAACATTCAAGCGCTGGGTCACGTCGGAGGTGCTTCCCGCCATCCGAAAACACGGCGTTTACGCCGTCGACGAAATGCTGGCAAATCCCGACGCGATGATTTGCGCTCTCATGGCGTACAAGGAGGAACGCGAAAAGCGGCTTGCCCTTGCCGACGAAAACGCCGTGCAGCGGCAGCAAATCGCCGAGCTCCAGCCGAAGGCTTCTTATTATGACATCGTGCTGAACAGCCCCGATCTCGTGCCGATTTCAGTAATTGCCAAGGATTATGGGTGGAGTGCGAAACGCATGAACCGCTACCTCGCGGATAACGGAATCCAGTTCAAGCAGGGGGGGATTTGGCTCCTGTACCAGAGATATTCTGAACGCGGCTACACCAGCACGAAGACGCATATCTATCCAGGGAACGATGGGGCGCTCCACAGTACGGTACATACTTACTGGACGCAGGCGGGACGGCTTTTCATCTATGACCTGATGCGGGCGGACGGGAATCTTCCGCTGGTAGAAAGATAAGAATAAGACATGCGGGAAGTCGCATGGCTTCCCGCAGATTGGAGGCATTATGTGCATTTCACGAACGAACCACGAGGGCTATCCTGACCCGACGGCTTATGCTGCACTCTCTCATATCTTGAAAGAGAATCCTTTCGTCTACATATGCTCACCTTATCGTGATGATCCGGGAACAAATGTGATACGGGCGCGGCGGTATTGCCGCTTTGCAGTTGCCGAGGGGCGCATTCCCTTTGCGCCGCACCTTTATTTTCCGCAGTTTTTGTCGGAGAGCTCGGAGCGGGAGACGGCGTTCCGCATGAATTTCGAGCTGTTGAAGCTGTGCGAAGAAATTTGGGTGTTTGGGGACGATCTTTCGGAGGGTATGGTGTTGGAATTGTCTCGCGCCAAGACACTATGCAAGACAATCCGGTATTTCACTGCATCATGCGAGGAGGTTACGTCATGCGACTGACTATCTGTTCGGCGAATTGCCGGGGGCGGGAGGCAAACAGCCTCTATCCGAATCGGCACGTCGTTACAAACGCGGCGGAGTTCAAGGCCGCCATCGAAAATGACCACGTCTGCGGCGTGTTTCGGGGGAATCGCCGCAGCAAGGACAACTTCATCGAGGCGGACTGCCTTGTGATGGATTGTGACAATGATCACACTGACAATCCCGACGACTGGATCACACAGGAGTCGTTAGAGACGCTGCTGGAGGGTGTCTGCTACACTATCGCGCCGAGCCGTCATGACGGTAAAGAGAAGGGCGGCAAGTCTGCGCGTCCGCGTTTTCATGTCTATTTTCCCCACAAGAAAATCACCGCCCACGAGGAAGTGAGGCGGCTGAAAGAAGCTGTGTTTCGGGAATTCCCCTTCTTCGATAAGGGAGCGATGGACGCTGCACGGTTTATCTACGGGAATCCAGCCGAGCGCGTTATATGGCACGAGGGCGATGTGACCATTGACTTTTGGTTCTCCCGCCGAAGTATCCCGGAAGGATCGCGAAACACGACGCTTTCCCGTTTCGCCGGACGTGTGCTGAAACGCTACGGAATTGGCGAAAAGGCGCATGCAATCTTCCTCGAGGAAGCGGCAAAGTGCGACCCGCCGCTCCCGGACGAGGAGCTCAGTAAGATATGGAACAGCGCCTGCCGTTTCGCCAGAAAGGTGCAGAGCGAGCCGGGCTACATCTCCCCGGAAGAGTACGGTAAGAGTTTGAAGCCCGCCGATTACTCCGACATCGGGCAGGCGCGGATACTGGCGAGGGAGTACGAGAACGAGCTCCGGTTCACGACGGCGACGGATTATCTTCGCTTTAATGGGAAGTATTGGGAAGAATCGCGGGAACTCGCCATCGGCGCGGCGGAGGAATTCCTCGATCTTCAGCTCGCCGACGCCAATGACGAGGTGGAACGCACACACAAGGCGCTCTCGGAGTTCGGCGTGGCGGAAAATGTCATCGGCGCTGGCGGCAAGACACTCGAAAAACAGGTCGGCAGCGATCAGCGAGAGGCGTATCTTGCCTACATCTCCGCGATCTCTTACAAGACTTTCGTGATGAAGCGGAGAGACATGAAATATATTGTGTCGGCGCTGCAGGCAGCAAAACCACTTCTCCTTGAGCGTCCGGAGGACCTCGACAAGGACGCGTTTCTGCTGAATTGCCATGATGGGACATACGATTTGAAGGCAGGAATGGCGGGACGGCGCGACTTTTCCCCCGACGATCTGATCACGAAAATCTGCAACGCGGCTCCCGGCGATGAAGGGGAGGAGGTCTGGAAGGACTTTCTTTACACAATCTTTGAGGGCGATATAGAGCTTGTCGATTATGTCCAGAAAATCTGCGGCCTTGCCGCCGTGGGCGCGGTGTACATGGAGGCTATCATCATCAGTTACGGCGAGGGCGCGAACGGGAAGTCCACTTTTTGGAACACTATCGCGTGGGTGCTTGGCAGTTACGCGGGCGGTATTTCGGCAGACGCACTGACAGTGGGCTGTAGGAGGAACGTGAAGCCGGAAATCGCCGAGGTCAAAGGCAAGCGTCTCCTGATCGCTGCCGAGCTTGAAGAGGGAATGCGGCTCTCTACATCTACCGTCAAGCAGTTGTGTTCCACAGACAAGATCAAGGGCGAAAAGAAGTACAAGGCACCCTTCGATTTCACGCCCAGCCACACATTGGTCCTTTATACAAACCATCTACCGCGTGTCGGCGCGATGGATACGGGCATCTGGCGACGTCTGATAGTGATTCCTTTCAACGCCACCATTACTGGGAAAAACGATATCAAGAATTATGCTGGGTATCTTCAAAAGAAGGCGGCTCCCTACATACTCAGGTGGATCATTGTGGGAGCGCAAAAGGCTATCAGGGACAATTTCAGCTTCTGTCTGCCGCGATGTGTCGAGGATGCCATCAATAAATACAGGCGTGACAGCGACTGGCTGTCGCATTTCATGGAGGAGTGCTGCGAAACTGGCGACGATTGTCACGAGAAGTCCGGAGACGTTTATAGCACCTACCGCGTCTATTGTGCGAGAACGGGAGAGTTTACCCGAAGCACGACCGAGTTTTACAACGCACTTGAGCAGCGAGGATTCAAACGGCTGAAACGACGGGATGGTAACTACATCGTGGGGATCAGACTGAAGCCGTCAGATGCGGATTTTTGCTGAACGTTCCAAAAGCTATGTGGGACAAGGGATTGAGCGGAATGTGTGGAGGTCGGTGGAGGTCTCTCCTATAACTCCCCTTTAGGGCTGTTTTTTAGCAGAAAAAACGCCTATAGAGAGGTTTATGTATAGACCTCCACCGACCTCCACAAAATGCAAGAAATGCCAGAATTGACGGGGGATTGAGCGATATGAGAGAAAAAGCAATTGAAAAGAAACTTGTGATGGCAGCGAAAAGGCGCGGCGGTATGGCGGTGAAATTCACCTCTCCCGGCACGAACGGGATGCCTGACCGCATTGTGCTTCTTCCTGGCGGCAGGATGGGATTCGTAGAACTGAAGGCTCCGGGGAAGAAGCCGCGGCTGGTGCAGGAACTTCGGATGCGGCAGTTGCGGCGACTTGGCTTCTACGCTGCCGTCATTGACGGGGCGGAGCAGATCGGGGGTGTGCTTGATGAGATACAAGCCTCATAATTACCAGATATACGCTACACACTTCATAGAGGATCACAGAGAGGCCGCGGTTCTGCTTGATATGGGTGTTGGGAAAACGATCATCACGCTGACCGCTATCGACGCCCTTGTTCGCGACCTCTTCGACGTCAGTCGGGTGTTGGTAATCGCCCCCCTACGCGTGGCGAGGGACACATGGCCTGCGGAGCTTCGGAAATGGGAGCATCTGAAGGGGCTGACGTATTCCGTCGCCGTCGGGACGGAGGAGGAACGGAGGGCCGCTCTCCGGGAACGGGCGGTTATCCACATCATCAACAGGGAGAATGTGGATTGGCTTGTTAATAAAAGCGGCATCCCCTTCGATTACGACATGGTGGTCATCGATGAGCTTTCGAGCTTCAAGTCCCACCAGACAAAGAGGTTCAGGGCGCTGATGAAAGTGCGCCCAAAGCTGAAGCGCATCGTCGGACTGACGGGGACGCCGTCGAGCAACGGGCTGATGGACCTCTGGGCGGAGTTCCGCCTGCTGGACATGGGAAAGCGGCTGGGGCGGTTCATCGGGCAGTATCGCGAGACTTATTTCAACCCGGACAAGAGGAACCAGCATATGATTTTCAGCTACACGCCAAAGGCTGGCGCAGAGGAAGAAATCTATCGTCAGATATCGGACATCACGATCTCAATGAAGGCGGGGGATTTCCTTGAAATGCCGGAGCGCATCGAAAGCGAGGTCATCGTTGTCCTTTCCGAAAAGGAGCGGGCGCGGTATGAGCGCATGAAAACGGAGATGGTCCTGGAGCTTGGCGGCACGGAAATCGACGCCGTGAGCGCGGCGGCTCTCTCCAACAAACTCTTACAGATGGCCAATGGCGCTGTCTATGATGAAGACGGGAACTCTAACACGCTACACTCTCGGAAGCTGGACGCTCTGGAAGATATCATCGAGGCGGCGAACGGGAAGCCGCTCCTCGTGGCGTACTGGTACAAGCACGACCGGGAGCGCATCATGGCGCGGTTTGACGCGAGGGACATCAAGACGAGCGCGGACATCAGCGACTGGAACGCCGGGAAAATCCCCGTGGCGCTGATCCATCCGGCTTCGGCGGGGCACGGACTCAACCTTCAGGAGGGCGGTTCGGCGCTGGTGTGGTTCGGATTGACCTGGAGTCTTGAACTTTATCAGCAGACCAACGCGCGGCTTTGGCGGCAGGGGCAGAAAAGCACCGTGGTGATCCAGCATATAATCGCCAAAGACACTATCGACGAGAGGGTTCTCGCTACACTGGCGAAGAAAGACAAGACGCAGGCTGCGCTGATCGAGGCGGTCAAAGCGGAATTAGGGGGCGAAAACTATGGAACCGTATGAGGAACTGGCGAACGCTATCATCCTTCTGGCGGTGCAGGACTGGCGGAGCGCGGTGAAAACGCTGAAAAGGAACCCGGACAACGCCTGGGCGTGGCAGATAAAGCGGGAATGCGTGAGGTTCTTCCGGTCTAAATGGTTCACACAACTCACCCGTGTAGACGGGATCATGCTTTTAGAGAGTCTGGAAAAGGAGGCACAGAGCCGTGACGAGCAAAGAATATCTGCGGCAGGCCTATCGGCTTGACCAGAAAATCCAGAGCGATATCGAGGAAGTGACGCGGCTTCGGGCGATGTCCGTAAGCATCTCGGCTCCCGTCTCCGGGGAAAAGGTGCAGGCGAGCCTCCCCTCAGACGCGCCTTTCGCCAGATGTGTAGAGAAGATACTCCTGCTGGAAGATAAAATAAATGCGGAGATCGACGTCCTCGTGGACCTCAAGGAGCAGATACGGGGGGTTATTGCAGCGGTCGCAGACACTGACGAGCAGATGGTTCTCCGCTGCCGGTACATCCACAACATGACTTGGGAGGAAATCGGAAGCAAGATGAAGGCAAACGCGCGGACAGTCCGGCGGTGGCACGGATCAGCCCTTCTTCACGTGGTCATGCCAAAAAATCCTGTAAAAATTTGAAATCTGCCCTAAAATGTCCAGCTTTGCCCTATGACGCCCACCCGCCGTTTGTGATATAGTATTCTCGGCAGAAAAGGCAGGAAGGCCCCGCGCATGAACACGCGGGGCTTTTTCATTGGAGGGGGCGGCGCGATGCCGAGAAAAGCGAAGAAGCCGTGCAAATATCCAGGCTGCCCGAAGCTGACGGACGGGACCTACTGTGAGGAGCACGGGCGCGTCGCGCGGCAGCATTACGAGCGGTTCGCGCGTGGGTACGATACCCATAAGCGGTACGGTCGGGCGTGGCAGAAAATCCGCGACAGATACCTCGCGGCGCATCCTCTTTGCGAAAAATGCGCGGAGGCCGGGCGGTTCGTCAAGGCCGTAATGGTGCATCATGTGAAACCAATCGCGGACGGCGGGACAAACGACGCGGAAAATCTGATGAGCCTTTGCGCCTCATGCCATGAAAAGATGCATCGGCGGGGGCACAACGCCTGATTATTTCCAATCCGCGCCCCGATTGGGGACGGAGGGGGGCTAAAATCCACAGCCCTTGCAGGAGTAAGAGCGGCGCCCACCCTCACGCACAAAAAACGGATTTCAAACGGGGTATTAACCCCAACCCGGCGTATTCGCGCCGTGTTCCGCACGGGACGCGGCTTGTTTTACGCGCGGGAACCAGCCGTGGAATTGAATATCTTTGAAAAAAACGCTCGGATTCCGGGCGTTTTCTTTGATTTATCTTTGAAAAACGGGAGGTGATGGCGATGGCGAAGGACGGAACGAACCGGGGCGGCGCACGGGCGGGTGCCGGACGCAAGAAAAAGGCGCTGGTGGACAAGGTCGCGGAAGGCCGCACGGACAATCTCAAAGTCCTGCCGACGCCCGCCGATCTCAATGGCGAGGTCATGCCGCCCATCCATGAATTCATGAAAGCAAAACAGCGCGGAGGAAAAGACCTCTGCGCTGTTGCTGTTTATGAGAATGTGTGGAAATGGCTGAACGAGAAGGGCTGTGCTGCGCTCGTCAATCCTACGCTCCTGCAGCAGTATGCCATGAGCGTTTCCCGCTGGATTCAATGCGAGGAGACCATCTCCGAGTTCGGCTTCCTTGCAAAGCACCCGACCACGGGCGCGGCGATTGCTTCGCCCTATGTCGCCATGAGCCAGCAATATATGAAACAGGTGAACCAGATTTGGTACCAGATTTACCAAATCGTGAAGGAAAACTGCTCCGTGGACTACCAGGGCGAAAGCCCACAGGACGATGTGATGGAACGTCTGCTTCGGGCGCGGCGGGGTGTTTGAGGGAAAAAGAAAAGCCCCGCTCATGCGGGGCTTGAGGTTTCTTTGAGGCGGAATGGGTAGAAAAGCAACGCGCACACGGCACTGAACGTCCATTTTAGGAGGAGGCCCATTGCCAACACCATGGGGCCGAAGATTTCGAGCAGAGCGAACAGGAAGTAACACCCGAAAAGGAGTACGAGGGGAACACCGACGAGAGCCATCAACATTGTTTCCACCGCCTTTCGTGAACTGTCCGTTAATCAACTGTCTCAAGTGTACTACAGAAAATGTGTTTTTGCATGAAAACTATGTGGAGGTGTATATCTTGGCAAACACGGAGAGGTTCGAGAAAGTTCCCATCGAGAAACTCGTCCCATATATCCGCAATGCGCGTACACACAGCAAGGAGCAGATTCTTCAGATTCGCGCGTCACTGCGGGAGTTCGGGTTCGTGACGCCCGTAATTATAGACGAAAAATATAGCGTCATAGCGGGTCATGGCAGGATCATGGCGGCGAAGGATGAGGGCATCACCGAGATTCCGTGTGTATTCGCGGAGAACCTGACTGAGGCGCAGAAGAAAGCGTATATCCTCGCGGACAACCGCCTCGCGATGAACGCGGGTTGGGACGAGGAAATGCTGGCGGTCGAGATTGCCGATTTGCAGGGCGCTGACTTCGATGTGTCTCTCCTCGGGTTCACGGACGCCGAAATGAACAAGCTGCTGGACGGCGACTCCGAGGCCGAGGAAGACGATTTCGACGTGGACGGGGAACTGGAGAAGCCGTGCTTCTCGAAATTCGGCGACGTCTGGCATCTCGGCAATCACCGCGTTATCTGCGGAGATTCGACAATGTCGGAGACATACACGCTCCTGCTCGGCAAAACGAAGGTCAACCTTGTCTGCACCGATCCACCGTACATGGTCAATCTCGAAAGCACATCGGGGAAAATCAAGAACGACGACCTTTCCGACATGGAGGCCTACGATTTCATATTCAGGGCGCTGTCCTGTTTCCGCGAGAGCATGGCGAAGGACGCATCCATCTATATGTTCTACGCCACGGCAAAGGCCCGGCTTTTCCACGACGCTTACGAGGATGCGGGATTCAAGGTCGGCGCGGGGCTGGTCTGGAAAAAGAACCGGCTGGTGCTGACCCGCACGGACTGGAAGTACAACCATGAGCCGATCATCTGGGGCTGGCGCAAGGACGGAAAGCACAAATGGTACGGCGATCAGAAGCAGACCAGTGTGTTTGAGTTCGACAGGATCAAGGATTCCAGGAAGGACGGCTGCGGCCATCCCAGCAGCAAGCCTGTCCCCATGCTGGCGTACCTTATAAAACAATGCACGCAGACGAACGGTCTCGTCCTTGACGGTTTCCTCGGCTCGGCGTCGACACTGATTGCCTGCGAGCAGCTGGGGCGTGTCTGTTACGGCGTGGAGATCGAGCCGAAGTTCGTGGATGTGGCGGTGGAGCGTTTCCGCGCCACGAATCCGAGCGCCGAGGTGTATGTGGAGCGGGACGGCGAGAAAATCCCTTATGCGGATGTGCCGAAGCCGGAGGGGAAAGCGGATGGAGAATAGGAAACTGACCCTGGGCAGCCTTTTCGACGGCAGCGGGGGGTTCCCGTTGGCTGGCATCCTCGCCGGGATTGAGCCGAGGTGGGCTTCGGAAATTGAGCCGTTTCCGATCCGCGTTACTACGAAGCGCCTGCCGCAGGTGAAACATCTGGGCGACATCAAGGTCATCGACGGGGCGGGGATTGAGCCGGTGGACATCGTCACTTTCGGCAGCCCGTGCACCAATCTGAGCATTGCCGGAAAGCGCACGGGGCTCCACGGGGAGCAGTCCTCGCTCTTCTTCGAGGCGATCAGGGTCATCAAGGAAATGAGGTGTGCCACCGATGGAAAGTGTCCAAGGTTCATTGTTTGGGAAAATGTGGTCGGAGCATTCTCGTCTGCAAACGGGCGGGATTTCCAGAGCGTCCTCACGGAAATCGTACGCATCGCGGAGCCGGAAGCGCTCGAGGTGCCTATGCCTGAAACGGGCTGGCCGCTCGCAGACGTTCTGCTGGGAGACGGATGGAGCGTTGCTTACCGCGTTCTTGACGCGCAATATTTCGGAGTCGCTCAGCGACGCCGCCGTATATACCTTGTCGCGGACTTTGATGGCGGATGTGCCGGAAAAGTACTATTTGAGTCAGAGGGCTTGTCGGGGTATTCTGCGGCGCGCTTCCGCGCGTGGCAAGACGCTGCCCGAGCCGCTTCGGATTGCGCTGGAGCGGCAGGCGGATATCTGAAGGACTGCCTCAACGACCAAGGCGGCAGACGGATGGATGTGACGGAGGAGAGGACGAACACTCTCCGCGCCCAGGCAGAGCATCCGCCGATTGTTTTCGAGAACCACAGCCAGGATTCCCGTTATAGTGGGCCGCTTTCCGTTGCGCCCACGGTTTCGCATACTTACGGGTCGGGCGGCAACAACCAGCCGTTGGTGCTCGGGGATTCCAAGTACTGGGATGGAGGCAATGTTGCGGGAACGCTGACGGCCAGCAACGCAGGAGGGCAACAGCGGATGCCGGACAAGGAAAACTTCCAGTGCGTCGTGCAGCCATATGGCATTTCCTCGTACAAATCCAAGGCCATGCTCTCGAAGAACCCCAAGGCCGGTATCTATGAGGCGGGGACGGCAAGGACGCTCGACGCGAACGGCGGGAACCCGGACTGCGGGCAGGGCGGGATTGCCATCGTCAGCACAGTGGATGTGCGGCTGACCTCGGAGGGGACGAGGAACGCGAGGCAGAACGTGTACGAGACGGATCTCTCGCGCAGTCTGGATACGGGCGGCAACATGCCGGACTCGAACCAGGGCGGCGTTGCCATTGTTGCAGCGGAAAGAGATGAGAAAACCGGTCGCCAGCCGGTCTACGCCGTGACCGCTGGCGGTTACACCGAGACCATAGAGGAAGCAGCCCCGACCTTGATGGCAAGGGATTACAAAGACCCCATAAGCGTGAACCAGACCGCTTTTTCCGTTCGACGGCTCATGCCTGCCGAGTGCGCGCTTCTGCAGGGGTTTCCGCCGGACTGGTGCAGGGGGCTCGGTACGGATAATCCGACCGAGGAGGAGATGGCTTTCTGGCGGGATGTGTTCGAGACGCACCGGAGAGCTACGGGACCCGCAAAAAAATCGAAGACCGACAGGCAGATACGGAAGTGGCTGGAGAATCCTTATAAGGACAGCGCCGAATACCGGATGTGGGGCAACGGCGTCGCGCTTCCCTGCGTGTGGTTCGTCCTCGCGGGTATCGCCTTTTTTGCCGCTGAAAAATAATCCGGGAAAAACATCAGAAAACGCTTGCTATTCCTGCGTTTTAGAGTGATGTATAGACATGCCCAACCGGGCGCACACTAAAACAAAGGGGGATACCAACCATGAAGATTCGATTCAACGTTACAGGGGCGAAGAGAAAAGCGCTCGCCAAAGCCGTCGCCGAGATCCTTGGCGAGGATTATCGTTACCTCGGAGTGCCGACCTTCGCGTACGCCTTCGATTACTTCATCATCGACCGCGAGGGGACGCTCATTTGCGACGACCGCACGGACGAGGGGAAAATCGGGGAGCTCATTTCGGGACTCGCGGAGCGCGGCTTTGATGCACACATCACAATAGTGCAAAGCCAAGAGGAAGAGGCAGCCGCTCCCCGGCGGGAAGCCGAGGAAGATGATGAAGAGGCAGCCGCTTCCCGACAGAAAACCGAGGAAGAACAGCAGACCGCCGAGTCCGAGGCAGAGGGTAACAGCCCCCAAATGGCGGAGGACGATGCCTTGGGGCTGACAATCTCGATGCCCTGGGAGGGATTCGACGATGCGGCATGGCAGAACCTCAAGAACCTCGTAACCAGCAAAGAGGGGCTGATCAAGAAGGCGCTCGGCATCGACGCGCTGCCCATGATGTTCACGCCGGAGAAGATTTCCTTCCCCTGGTTCGAAACACAGCCGGACGCGGATGTCGCCAAGGCCGCGACGGAACTCATCGCCGCGCTCTGCCGGACGGCGAAAACACAAAAGCGCGTCACGGCGAAAGAGCGCGAGGTCGCAAACGAGAAATACGCGTTCCGCTGCTTCCTCCTGCGCCTCGGCTTCATCGGCGCGGAGTACAAGGAAACGCGGAAGACGCTCCTTCGGAACCTTTCGGGGAACGGGGCGTTCCGGGACGGCAAGAAGAAGGAGGCGGCGGGCGATGCGGTTTCCGAATAAGGAGCAGATCGAGATGCTCCGAAAGGAGTATCCGGCGGGAACAAAGGTCGAGCTTCTCGCGATGGACGATAAGCAGGCGCCGCCTGTCGGCACGATTGGCGAGGTCATTGCCGTGGACGATATCGGCCAGCTGGTGATGAAATGGCAGAACGGCAGCGGCCTGAACCTTATCCCCGGCGTGGATTTCTTTCGGAAGGTCGGTGAGACGAAATGACGGACGAGATTCGCGAACAGATCATGGCCATCCGCGACAGCGGGCTCACAAACATGTTCGATCTCAACACGGTTCAGCGGCTCGCCAACGAGCGCGACTATTTCGACCTTGTCCTGTACATCGAGGACCACAAAGCGGAGTATGTGAAATTCATCCTGACGGGGCAAGAAGAGTGATGAAAATCCATACAGATGGTGGAGAGCATATTCCGATGAACGGAGGCGGGGACTTTGAATATCAAGGCGATGACCTACAAAGAGCTGGAAACAAAGCTGACGGAAAACAGGCGTGCGCTTCACGAAACAAAGGATTCGGAAACGCAGCAGCGGCTTGTCAAGCAAAACCGCGACCTCATGCTTGAAATGGACAGGAGGTGGAATGAAGCAGAGCGTTTGCAGCGGGAAAATGGGCCTTGAAATGGCGTGTATACACAAAAATAACTTGATAATCCTTCTCAAAAGAGTGATTAATACACTACCCAAAGAACACAGCGCCTACCGAGGCGCGAAAGAAGGAGGATTTCAAGATGAAAGCAACCACGGCAGAGTTGATCGCGAGCATGAAGGAGCACACCATCGGAGTGGAGGTCGAGATGTACGGCATTACCCGCAGGAAGGCGGCGAGGATCGCCGCCGAATTCCTCGGCACGGGGCGCTACGAGGACACGGCCAGCCGGAACGGATACCTCACATGGAGCGCATGGGATACCCAGGGACGGGAGTGGAAATTCCAGCGGGACATCAGCATCGTCGCTTCAAGGAGCGATCAACAGACAGAGCTGGTAACGCCCATCCTCCGCTACGAGGACATCGAGACCCTGCAGGAACTTCTGCGGCGTCTTCGCCGCGCGGGAGCGAAGAGCGACCCGAAGCACATGTGCGGAATCCACGTTCACATCGGGAAGGACGGACATACGCCGCAGACGCTCCGCACACTCGCGAACCTGATGGCGAGCCACGAGAGCCTCCTGATTTACGCAATGCGAATTGACAGGAACCGCATCGGGCGCTACTGCCAGACGGTGAACAGTAATTTCCTGAAACGGCTTAACCGGGAGAAGCCCAAGACGATGGCGAAGCTGGCGGACATCTGGTACGAGACGCAGTGGGACAGCCGCAGGAACGACCATTACAATCCCAGCCGCTACCATTGCCTCAATCTCCACGCCACCTTCACGAAGGGCACGATCGAGTTCCGCCTCTTCCAATTCGCGAACCCGACGGAAGGCCACAGGAGCGGCATCCACGCCGGTGAGGTCAAGGCATACATCCAGCTTTGCCTCGGGCTCTCGGCAATGGCGAAGGCGCTCAAGAGCGCAAGCCCCATCGAGCCGCAGCGCGAGAATCCGAAATTCGCGATGAGGACCTGGCTGATGAGGATGGGCTTCATCGGCGACGAGTTCGCCACGGCAAGGAGCATTCTGACGAAGAACCTCGCAGGCGACGCCGCTTTCCGCTTCGGAAGGAGCACCCCTTCGGCATAAGCCGGAAGACACCACGAACCCGCCGGAAGGCGGGCTTGGGGTGGTAGAAGGGATGTTCCTTCGGAATCAGAAAGGGGATTGGCAGCGATGAAAGGAAAGATTTACATTGCATACGGGAGCAACATGGATTTCCCGCAGATGGAGGGGCGCTGCCCGGACGCGGAGTTCCTCGGCGCGGGCATGCTGCAGAACTGGCGGCTGATGTTCAAGGGCTCGAAAAGCGGGAGCTATGCCACCATCGAGAAGGAAAAGGGGCTGGCGGTTCCGGTTCTTTTGTGGAGAATCAGCGCGGCGGACGAGCTTCGGCTCGACAGGTACGAAGGCTTCCCGATTTTCTATTACAAGAAGATGGTCACGGTTGCCGATGTCGCCGCCGTAAACGCCTCGTGGTCGCCGAAAAACGGCAAGTGCAAGGGAATGGCCTATATCATGCATGAGGAGCGCACGCTGGGGCTTCCGAGCCACTCGTATTACGGGGTGCTTGCAAACGCCTACCGGCTTTTCGGCTTCGACATGGGCATCCTTGCGGAGGCGCTGGATTTCAGCAATGCACGGGGAGGTTCTTGCGATGAGAAAGCCTGAGACGAAATGGAAGAAGACCACGACGATGGAGGATCTCGCCATGGAAGGATACGCGGCGATGGGCGCGGTTCTCAGGCACGGCGAGAATGTACTTGTGGTCGGCTGCGAGAGCTTCGGATATCATGCAGCGGTCTACGAGTTGGTCGAGACGCCGCAGGAAACCGGGCTGGGCGATGTCGAGTGCCGCATCGGTTTGGTCGAGGCAGCGGAGGAAGTCTTCAAGGACGGAGGCCACGCGATGGAATGGTGCCTCTCGAAAATCTGAACGGATGACAAAAGAAGCGCGGCCAGATAGTCGCGCTTTTCTTCTACCCATTTTCAAGGAGGTGATGCCGGATATGGGAGAACTCAGATACGGTCAATACTATGGCGGCGAACGGGAGCGGAGCTACCGGGCCACAAACTTCGATTACTACGATCCGATGCAGGCCGAGGGGCAATACGAGATGCCGATTATCCGAAAGACGGATACAGTGCCGGAGCGGCTTCTGGGCTTCAATTACGCCAAGTGTGAGAAAGAGGACACCGAGTGCGGCATCCACTTCTTCATAGACGATTACCAGTTCGAGCGGATTTGGAGCAATCCCCGGCAGACCATTCCGCGTCTTGCCCGTTTCAGGTGTGTCCTTACGCCGGACTTTTCGCTGTATCTCGATATGCCGATGGCGATGAAAATCTGGAACACCTACCGTTCCCGCATGATCGGGCAGATGATGCAGAGGGAGGGGCTGGAGGTCATTCCAACCTTGAGCTGGGCGGAGGAGGAAACATTTAGTTTCTGCTTCGACGGCATCGAGCCGGGCGGCGTGGTTGCCGTGTCCACGGTTGGCGTCGCGCGGAAGAAGGACGCGTGGGCGGGATGGTGTGCTGGGATGGACGAGGCCATGAAACGGCTCCGACCGAGCACCATTCTGTGCTACGGTAAGCCAATCGAGTACGACTTCGGGGACGTCCCGGTGCGGTTCTACAAGCCGCGTACATTCAGCAATAAAAAGAAAGGATGAGGGTGCGAAATGGGAGGCAGAAACGCCAGCAGCGGTCGGACTCCGCCGCAGCCGCCAACACCGGTACCGGTACCAACGCCGATACCAGTACCAGTACCAGCACCGGTGCCGCCGCCGGTTCAAAAACGACATCGAAGGAATCCGTTTTCAGCGACGGATAATTCCCCGTTCCATACGTTGGCGGACGAGGACGGATATTTCAAGAAACAGCATTTCGATGTTGCGACGAAGACAGCCATCGCAAGCTATCTGAGCCCGCACGCGGTTCCGGGGACTCTGTATTCGGAGTCGCAGCACATGAACAACGCCCTGCGTAAAGGGCTGAAGCTCTCGCGCAGCCAGCAGCAGATGAAAGACGGGCTGATGAAAGGCATGCACAATCTTGGCGAGAACATGATCATGACGCGTTATTGCCGTGTCGGATACATGAGAGACCTTGGCTGTGCGAACTATGACAAGCTGACCATTGCTACGCTGCAGAAGCGGCTTGTGGGAAAGACATACACCGACAACGCCTTTGTCAGCGTCTCATGCAACAACTTCGCGAAGGCACCGAAATCCAACTGCTTCATCGACAAGGCGGTAAAACTGAATATCCGTGCGCCCGCTTCCACGAAGGCGATGATGCCCGGAAAAGGACCGGGCGGCAACTTTGGCGAGTTCGTATTCGCGCCGGGGCAAAGATACCGCATTACGGGCCTTCGCTGGACGGGAAAGCGCGGACGCACGGGAATGAACTATTACAAGCAGATCGAGCTTGACGTTGAGATTTATTAAGGGGGACAGCATTATGGCAGACAAGAAGAAGGGAAAAGACACAGAGGCTGAAAGGGAGCCGGGATTCTTCTCGGATCACGGCTACGGGAACGGGACGGCAATCACCATCCTGCACGACCCGGCGAAGCCTGCGAAAGGTTCCAAGAGCGGCGGGAAGGCCGGGAGCAAAAAGAGCAAGCGTAAATAAGCGCGATTGTTGATTTATCGCAGGGAGGAGGGTAACATGGGAGGACGAAACACGGTCAGCGGGCGGAAACCACCTCCGACGCCGCTGCCGCCGCCGATGCCAAAGCCGCAGCCGGCACCGAAGCCACAGCCAGCACCGAAGCCGAAACCGAAACCGAAGCCGGCTCCGACAACGACAACGGCAATGCGGCTGACGGACATGAACGACACGCAGCTCGCGTCCTTCGTCGACAATGCGATGAAGGTGCAACTGCCTGCTCATTTTCATGATGACATTACGCAGCGGATGATTCTCGCCGCGAACTGGAACGACAAGCCGGAAGTCGTGACGAGCACCCAGGTGGAAGCCGCGGCAAAGAAGAGAGGAGCAATCGTGCTGTACCGCACGAACAACACCAAGGGTGCGCGTATGACCGCTCAGAAATTTTCGGATATGTTCCGGACGAGTAACACTTTCAGCACAGGCGGCAAGAGGGGACAGCAGTACGGCGGCGGGCTTTATTTTTCGAGCGATTTTCATGGTTCAAAAGCGTATGGGTACGGTTCCCAATCCAACACGATAGGGGCAGTTCTCAACAAGAACGCGAAAGTGGTCGCTATGTCCGACCTTCAGGGAAGAATGGGCAGGGACTGGCTGAATAAGCATCCGGCAGCGGCGAAGAAACTGGGATTCACCACGAACCGCTACGGGATTGTTCAGAAAAAGCATGGCATGGGGTCTTACACGGCCTTGGCGATGGCGATGGGGTACAATGTCGTGGGCAGCAAAGTCGGCGGCGGAGAAACCTATTACACCGTGCTGAACCGGGCTGCACTGACCACAAGCACGAAAGACTACTGGACTTCCCCCAAAGGGATGAAATAGGAGGTTGAGTAAATGGCAAAGAAAGATCAGGCCGCAGGGCATAATGAGCCGTGGAAAGGGCTGATGACCAAGAAGAACTACGATACCGCCACGAAGGGAATGTCGGCGAAAGAGAAAAAGGAATTCAACCAGGGGCTCGCCGAGCGGGATACAAACTTTTTGATGGGGTTGGCCTTCGCGGGACTCTATGACCCGCGCAAGAATCCGCCGCACGGAAAGCACTCGAAATGAGAATAACAGAGCGAAAGCCTGCACGGGCAGATAACCCGGCAGGCTTTTAGTTTGCTCTATTTTCAGGTGATTCTATGCGTAAACCAAAATACAAGCCGACCCGTTTCATGGCGAAAGGCTCCCATTACGACAAGACTGCGGCGGATTTTGCCGTGCGCTTTGTCGAGAGTCTGAAACACACAAAAGGCAGATGGCACGGGAAAGAGTTTGAACTCATCGGCTGGCAGGAAGAGATTATCCGAGACCTCTTCGGCATCCTGAAAAAGAACGGGTATCGGCAGTTCAACATGGCGTACATCGAAATACCGAAGAAGCAGGGGAAGAGCGAGCTTGCCGCCGCCATTGCACTGCTTCTTTGCTGCGGGGACGGCGAGGAACGCGCCGAGGTGTATGGCTGCGCCGCTGACCGCCAGCAGGCCAGCATCGTCTTTGACGTTGCGTCCGACATGGTGAGCATGTGCCCAGCTCTCAGGAAGCGGGTGAAGATTCTCGCCTCGCAGAAGCGGATTATCTACCTTCCGACGAACAGTTTTTATCAAGTACTGTCCGCCGAGGCATATTCCAAGCACGGTTTCAATATCCACGGCGTGGTGTTTGATGAGCTTCACGCCCAGCCGAATAGGAAACTCTTCGATGTAATGACGAAGGGGTCCGGCGACGCCCGTATGCAGCCGCTGTATTTTCTCATTACCACGGCGGGCAACGACGTCAACTCCATCTGCTACGAGATACACCAGAAGGCGAAGGATATCCTCGAAGGCCGCAAGATTGACCCGACGTTCTATCCGGTGATCTACGGCGCGGACGAGGGCGAGGACTGGACAGACCCGGCGGTATGGGAGAAAGCGAACCCGTCGCTGGGCATCACGGTCAACATCGACAAGGTGCAGGACGCATGCAACAGCGCGATGCAGAATCCTGCAGAGGAAAATGCCTTTCGTCAGCTCCGGCTGAACCAATGGGTGAAGCAGGCCGTCCGCTGGATGCCAATGGAGAAGTGGAACGCCTGCGCCTTTTCCGTGGACGAAAAAGCGCTGGAAGGGCGCGTCTGCTATGGCGGACTCGACCTTTCCAGCACTACGGATATTACGGCATTTGTGCTTGTCTTCCCTCCGAGAACGGAGGATGAGAAGTATGTCATACTCCCTTATTTCTGGCTCCCGGAGGACAACATCGAGCTTCGTGTGAACCGCGACCATGTGCCTTATGACGTTTGGAAGAAACAGGGGATTTTCAACACCACGGAGGGGAACGTCATCCATTACGCCTTCGTCGAGCGGTTCATCACGCAGCTTGGCGAGAAGTACAACATCCGTGAGATTGCCTTTGACCGATGGGGCGCAACGCAAATGGCGCAGAACCTTGACAACGCCGGATTCACCGTCGTGCAGTTCGGGCAGGGCATGGCGAGCATGAGCCCACCGACGAAGGAACTGATGAACCTCGTCCTCGAAAAGCGCATCGCTCACGGCGGGAATCCCGTCCTTTCCTGGATGGTCGACAACCTGACCGTGGTGCAGGACGACGCGGGGAACATCAAGCCGTCCAAATCCAAGAGTACGGAGAAGATTGACGGCGCGGTAGCCATGATCATGGCGCTCGACCGGGCAATCAAGAAGGGTGCGGAGGACGGCGGCAGCGTTTATGACACACGGGGATTTTATGTGTTTTGATTCAAGGAGCGTGATTTCATGGGAATCTTCAGTTGGCTGTTCCGCTCACGGGACAAGCCGAAAAACTACCTCGGAGGCTTGTCCTTCCTCTTCGGCGACACAACGGCGGGGCAGACGGTCAATGAAAAGACCAGCATGCAGCTTACTGCGGTGTATGCGTGCGTGCGTGTCCTCGCGGAGTCCATCGCAGGTCTTCCCGTGCATATCTACCGGAATAGCGGCAAGGGCAAGGAACGCGTGACAGACCATCCGCTTTGCCGGATTCTGCATGACGAGCCAAACCCGGACATGACGTCCTTCGTCTTCAGGGAGACGATGATGAGCCACCTACTGCTCTGGGGAAACGCCTACGCTCAGATTCTAAAGGCGAGAGGTGGGCAGGTGATTGGGCTTTTCCCGCTCCTGCCGGACAAGATGAAGGTCGACCGCGATCCACGGACGAAGAAGCTGGTCTATACATACACGAAGAGCGATGACCAGAACCCGAATTTCAAGGGAGCGTCCCAGATCGAGCTGAAGCAGGAACATGTTCTGCACATTCCGGGGCTGTCCTTTGACGGGCTGGTGGGCTATTCGCCCATCGCATTGGCGAAGAATACCGTGGGTATGGCTCTCGCCTGTGACGAGTACGGCGCGAAGTTCTTTGAGAACGGCGCGAGACCGGGCGGCATCCTGAAACATCCGGGCGTTTTGAAAGACCCCGCGAAGGTTCGAGAGAACTGGCAAGCCGTCTATGGCGGTGCGGGAAACACGGGGCGTGTGGCGGTGCTGGAAGAAGGCATGGAGTACCAGCCGCTTTCCCTACCGCCGGAGGAGGCTCAGTTCCTGCAGACGAGGAAGTTCCAGATCGAGGAAATCGCGAGGCTCTTCCGTATTCCGCCGCACATGCTGGGGGACCTTGACCGGGCGACCTTTGCGAACATCGAGCAGCAGTCCTTGGAGTTCGTAAAATACACGCTGAACCCGTGGGTAATCCGCTGGGAGCAGGCGCTTCAAAAGGCGCTCCTGTCGGACAAAGAGAAGGAAGAGTATTTTATCAGGTTCAATGTGGACGGGCTTCTCCGGGGCGATTACGCCAGCCGGATGCAGGGCTACTCCATAGGGCGGCAGAACGGCTGGCTCTCGGTCAACGACATCCGGGAACTGGAGGACATGAACCCGCTGCCGGAGGGCGAGGGCGGGGAACTCTACCTCGTCAACGGCAACATGACGAAATTAAAGGACGCCGGGATTTTCGCGATTCCGGCAGGAAACGGAGGAGTGATTACGAATGCGTAAGTTTTGGAACTGGGCGCGGGACGCCGACACGGGCGTCCGGGTGCTCACGATGCGCGGCCCCATCTCTGACGAGACATGGTTCGGGGACGAGGTCACGCCGGGCGTGTTCCGTGCGGAACTGAATGAGGGCACGGGGCCTGTGGCAGCATGGATTGACAGTCCCGGCGGCGACGTCTTCGCGGCGGCGCAGATTTACAATATGCTGCGCGATTACAAGGACGAGGTCAACGTGCATATCGACAGCCTCGCTGCTTCGGCGGCAAGCGTTATCGCTATGGCGGGAAAGACCGTGGAGATTTCCCCGACGGGCTATCTCATGATCCACAACCCGTCCATGATGGCTTGGGGAGACAGCGCGGAGATGCAGCGGGCGAAGAACATGCTGGACGAGGTCAAGGAAGGCATCATCAACGCCTACGAAGTCAGGACGGGGCTTTCGCGCCAGCAGCTTTCCGATATGATGGACGCGGAGACCTGGCTCTCGGCAAAGAAGGCCGTGGAGCTTGGCTTCGCTGACAAGATCATGTTCGAGGATGAGGGCAAGGATGCTGTATCCCTGTCGTTCTCGCGGGTGTCGGTCACGAACTCGCTGCTGTCCCGGATAAAGGGAACGCCCGAAAGAGATACACGCATCATCCTTCCGACGATGGCAAAAGCGGAAACGCAGACGATGCCGCAGGACAAAGAGGAACCTCCGGATACAGAAACGGAAACGGCAGCCATACCGGAAAGTGAGACTCCGACACCTCCGCAGGATGACCGTGTGGACACGTCGGCGCTCATGCACCGGCTGAACCTCATATCGCATTAAGGCCGCGAACAGCGGCTATTTTTTATGGATAATAGAAAGGGGTTTTTACTCATGACAGACAAGATTCAGGAACTCATCGACAAGCGCGCCCAGCTCTGGAACGCCGCCAAGACCTTCCTCGACGAGCGCACCGACAAGGACGGCAAGCTCTCCGCAGAGGACGCCGCAACCTACGACAAGATGGAGGCGGATGTGGTGGCCTACGGCAAGGACATCGAGCGCCTTGAGCGACAGCGCCGTCTGGAAGCGGAACTCGCGAAGCCCGCGACGGACGCAATCGTGAACGCTCCCGTGGGTGACGATACCGCCAAACAGGAACTCAAGACGGGCCGCGCTTCCGACGAATACAAGAAGGCGATGCTTGACGCCATCCGCACGGATTTCCGTCACGTTTCCAACGTGATGTCCGAGGGCGTCGCTGCCGACGGCGGCTATCTCGTTCCCGACGAGTGGGACCGCCGTCTGATCGAGAGCATCGAGGAGCAGAACATCATGCGCCGCTTCGGCACGAACATCACCACCAGCGGCCTGCACAAAATCAACATCGCGGGGACGAAGCCCGCTGCCGCGTGGATCGACGAGGGCGATTCCATCAACTTCTCGGACGCCACGTTCAGCCAGATCAGCCTCGACGCGCACAAGCTCCTCGTCGCGGTGAAGGTCACGAACGAGCTGCTCTCGGACAACGCTTTCGGTCTCGAAAGCTATATCCTCACGCAGTTCGCGCAGGCCATTGCCAACGCCGAGGAGGACGCCTTCCTGAACGGCCCGCTTTCCACGCCGTCCGGCAGCGCCGGGAAGCCGAAGGGACTCTTCACGACGGCGGCGGCGCAGCCTACGGCCACGGCTGAAACTGCGGGGAACATCGAGACCAACAATATCTCCGCCGACGATATCGTAAGTCTCGTGTATTCACTGAAACGTCCTTACCGCCGCCGCGCGGTGTTCATCATGAACGATTCCGTGATCGCCTCGATCCGGAAGCTCAAGGACGAGAACAAGCTGTATATGTGGCAGCCGAGCTACCAGGCGGACGAGCCTGACCGTCTCCTGGGCTATCCGGTTTACACTTCGACCTACGCTCCAGCTATTGCACCGGGCGCGGCGGTCATCGCGTTCGGCGACATGAGCTACTACAACATCGGCGACCGCGGCACCCGCACCATTCAGGAGCTTCGCGAGCTCTATGCGGGCAACGACATGACGGGCTACGTCATGAAGGAGCGCGTCGACGGCGTCCTCGTGCTGCCGGAGGCCGTGAGGGTGCTGAAGATTGCGTCCTGATGACGCTATGAACTGTAATGGGGAGTCTTGTCGGCTCCCCATTATTTTTTGAAGGGAGACGGGCTATGTGTCTGTGACGCTTGAAGAACTCAAGGACTATCTGAGGATCGACACGCCGGATGAGGACACTTTGCTTGAGGGGCTTCTTGCCACGGCGGAGATTCTTTGTACGGCTGTGGCACGGGCGGAGGACGCTGAAGAGTACGCGTCTCTCGGCAGTCCCGCGAAAACCGCTGTCCTTTATGCGGCGTCCTATCTTTACGAGCACCGCGATGAGGCTGACCACAGGGAACTCATGCTGACGCTCCGGGCGCTTCTTTTCGGCGTCAGAAAGGAGACTTTCTGATGCGGCGTACCACAGTGAACACAATCCGGAACCGCGTGACGGTCGAAAAGGCGGTCAGCGTCATGAACGAGCGCGGCGTTGAAACCTTCGTCTACACGGGTGAGAGAGACTTCAAGGTCTGGGCGGATATAGAGCCTTTCGGGACACGTATCGTGGACCATGAGGCGGAGACGGTGCCGGAACTCGCATACCGCGTCACCATACGCTATCGGGCGGATATCTCACTTCATGACCGCATCGTGTATGGCGGCAGGATTTTGGAGCAGACGCTCCCGCCGATGGATATCGACGGGCGGCACGTGTGGCTCCAGCTCCAATGCCGGGAGATAGTGGAGGCGGGACCATGACGAGTATTGAACTGCAGACGAGGGTCAAGGTTGCGCTTACGGAGGCGCTTTCCGTCCCCGTCTTGAAGTATGTCCAGGAGTACAAGGGACGCAATGGCCGTCCTTTCGTGGTTTATCAGGAAATCTCGAATGCCCCGGCGATCCATGCCGACGGCAGGGAGATGGGATTTCGGAGCACTTTCCAGATTTCCATCGGGACTGCGGACGACGAGTACGGGGAATTGGAAGCGAAGGTCGAGGCCGCGATGACCTCGCTTGGATTCATGCGGAAGGACGCGCACGACATCCATGATGACATCTATTTCCGCGTCATCCGTTTCGTCATCGTGTGCGGGAAGTAGAGGAGGAACCAAGATGGCGGGGAAGAAGCGTACCGGCGCGTTTATCCGGGGAAGAGTAACCGGCGGCATCATTTCGTCCATCCTGCGGGAGCGAGGGCAGAAGGCGGTGGAGATGGCCGGTGCGGAGGTGAAGAAGCAGGCGGAAATCATCCGGGATGATGCGAAGAGCCGATGCCCGGTCGATACGGGAAAACTCACCGCATCCATCAAGGTCGTGGAGTATAACGGCGGGCTTTACTGCCGCATCTCGGCAGACGCGAGGAACAAGAAAGGCATAGCGTACGGGCAGTTCGTGGAGTTCGATCCGCGCATTGCCCGTCCGTTTATGTATCCGGCCTTCGACGCCAACAAGGACGCGGCGAAGGAAGCCATCATAGAGGCGGTCAGGAAGGCACTGACCGAGGGGTAATCAAACACAGAAAGGAAAGTGATTAATATGCCACTGACACCAGGAATGGTAAGCTCGAACTTTATCGGCGTCCAGCATCTTCATGTGGCGAAGATGCTGACGGACGCCGCTGGGGAGAATCCGGCGACTACATACGAGACTCCGGTGGATATGGGAAAGGTCCTGATCTCGGTCAAGATCCAGCCGAAGAACAGCGAGGCGCAGCTTTACGCGGACAACCAGAGCATCGAGGCGTCCAACGTCATCAGCGAATACACGCTGACCTTCGATACCGCCGCGCTCCCGCTCGAATACAAGGCATACCTCTTGGGGCACCGGGTGGATGACGGCGTGATGACCGTTTCGAGCAAGGATTCTGCGCCCTATTTCGGCATCGCGTTTCAGAGCGACAAGGCCAATGGGACGGCAAGGTTCGTGAAGTTCCTCAAGGTCAAGTTCAACGAGCCGGAGGAATCGAGCAGCACGAAGAACGAGAACATCGAGTACCAGACGCCGACGATGACCGCGACGGCCATCTACCGCATCTCGGACGGGCTGGCCGCAAAGTACGCGGATGAGGAGTCGGCGGGCGCGGATTCCGAAGCCATCACGAACTGGTACACGGCTATGTGAGGTGCGAAAGATGGAAGCATTGGAAATCAACGGGAAGAAGTACGAGCCTAAGCCTATAACGATGAAATCGTGGCGTGCGCTTTTGGCGTGGGACGAGAAGGAGCGGAAGGAAAGCCCCGACCTCTCTAAAAGGCTGGACGGTTATCTTTCCATCATTGCTCTTACTTACGGCGTGGAACAGGAGGAACTGGAAGGCATGGAAGTGTCGGAAGTCATCCCTGTCTACCGGGCCTGTGCGCAGCACATCTTCGGCGCGGCTTTTTCGAGGCTTGAGAAACTCCCAAACGGGGAAGCGGTCGAAGGGCCGCAAGACTGACGGCATACGAGAGCGTATTGCTATTTTACCACCGCTTGCAGGAGCGGTACGGATGGACGATCGAGGAAGTGGACAAAGCTGATATGGCTTTCGTGCTTGACCAGCTGCTGGTCATCGACAAGGCGGAGAACCCGCCGGTTTACATTGAGGATGTGGTGTTCTGATGGCGGATAAGGGACAGACGATTGCGAGCCTTTACCTGTCTTTGGGCGTCGACCTCTCCGAGCTTGACGAGGGGCTTGCCCTGGCGGACAGGAGCGTGAAGGACGCCCTTGCAAAACTGAACAGCGAGAACCGGCAGGTGAAGATTCAGGCCGACATCGACATGGCCAAGCTGGAGGGGACCGGGACGATCCTCGACAAGATCAAGGTCAAGTACGAGGCCATCACGAAGCAGCTCGAGATACAGAATCAGAAGACGCTGATCCTCCAGCGGAATCTTGAGCAGGCGCAGAAAAGCGGAGCGCCGGACAGGGTGCAGAGCGCGGCAAAGCGCAGGCTGATGGAGCAGCAGCTCAATACGGCAAAGATGGAAGCGGAGCAGCGCCGCCTTTCCTCGATACTCGGCATGAGCGGCGGGGACGGGGGGACAGGAAACGCTCTCGGGGGTCTGAAGGACCTTGCGCTTGCATCCAAGGAGGCGGGCGGCGGCGTATACGGCCTTGTCGAGGGGCTTGCCAGCCTTCATCCGACGGCGGCAGCCGTAGCCGCGGCGCTTGCGATGACTGTCGGCGTACTGTGCAAGCTCAAGGACGCAATGATGGATGCGGCAAACGCCCAGGCGTCTGTGTACGAACTGGGGAGCCAGATTGGCGTCACGACGGAGCAGGCGAAGAAACTTGTTGCCGTCACGGGTCTCGCGGCGGGCGGAGGAGACGCCTATACGCTCCATACATGGCTTTCAGGCTTGAACAAACAGATCATGACCGCGGGCGAGAACGGGAACCTTGCGACGAAGACGCTGGAAAAGTTCGGTGTATCCCTAAAGGACAGCGAAGGGAAGATCGTGGACGAGTCGGAGGCTCTCGACCGGCTGGCGGAGGGCTTCAAGAAGGCGCAGGCCGCGGGACGGATCGAGGAATACGCCGACGGGCTCGGCATGCGCTCGCAGTTCCTCCTCGATCTCATGAACAAGCTCGAATCCACATACAAACCTACGGCGGAGAGCCTTGAGAAGAAGGGCATCTTCAATCCGGAGGGCGCGGCGGAACTTACGGACAACGTGGCGAAGCTGGAGATGCATGTCACCCGGCTCAAGCAGTCCTTCGGGGCGGCGCTTATCCCGGTGGGGAACGCGATCGTTCCAGAGATTACGGAAGTCATCGAGAGCATCAACGGCATTATTTATCGCATGGCGAACTGGCGGGAGTACTACGGAATCGCCCCCGATGCGGATGAGATCGCAGAGCGGGAGACCGAGGCGGCGGAGAAGGCCGCAAAACGCGAGTCGGCGCTTGCGGAGATCAGACGCAAGGAAGAGGAGCAGGCCGAGCGGCAGCTCCAGGAAGACTTGAACGAGATTAGGCTCAAGTACCATGCCTCTGCGCAGGAAAGGGAACTTGCCGACATCGAGAAGAAAAAGCAGGCCGAGCTCGCCAAGGAGGGCGAGGTGGCTGCGGAGCGGAGCCGCATCGAGAAGAAATTCGCTGCCGAGCGCGAGGAAATCCTCGCCAAATACGACAAGCAGCGCCGGGAAATGGACACGAGCCTCAAGGACAGTATCCTTTCCGTGACGGGGAGCGATCTTGAGAACGCGCTCCGCGATATCGACAGGAAGGCCGAGGAGCTGCGCGAGAAATACAGGGCGGCGGGCGGCACGCTCACGGACGAGTCGGCAGGGCTTATCGACAGGAACGCCGAGGCACAGAAAGCCAAGGTGATGGAAAACTTCGAGAGGGACACGGTCTCGAAGATCAACGATATCTGGCGCACTGGGTTTGAGCAGCGGCTCGCCGCTATCGACAGGGAGACGGAGGCCTGGAAGAAGAAGGGCGTGGACGAGGCGGCTGCCACGAAGTGGGCGGAGCAGGCCAAAGCGGACGCCATCGTGAACCGCAACCGGGCGGTCATGACGCAGGAGCGGGAGGCGCTGAATGCCTATCTCACGGGCGGCATGAAAGGCTTGGAAGCCTACCAGATGAAAAAGGACGATTACATCGGTCAGCTGGACGTCCAGACGCTCAATGCCTTCGACGCCGCCAAGAAAGCGGTGCTGCAGAAGATGTACGGGGGCGGGCTGACAAGTAGTTCGGGTGAGGCAGGCGGTATGAGCAGCCTCCAGGCTCCGATGCAGACCACGGCGGACTATACGAAGGCTATCTATGAGTACGTTGCCAAGGGAATCGTCACGGATGTGAAGTCCCTGCCCACAGCAGACCTTTCAAACGCCATCAATGGAAGCCGGTCAGCGTGGGATTCGCCGGAGATACAGAACTATCTGAACGACGGTCAGGCCCCTGGTGGGGGCGGCGGTTTGGCGGACAAAGGAGCGGGCATGGAAATCATCCGGGGTACGCAGTCAAACCTTGACGCGGCTACAAGGGCTATGATGAACGCCGGGCACGACATGGAGATCATCCGGGGGACGAAGTCGAGCTACGACAGGCTCAGCGAAGCTGGCGGAAGGGACGGCATGGCGGCGGTGAACCAGAGCCTCCAGGGAATCCTTGCAAGGATGGACGTCAACCGTTCAAGACCGTCAAACGATGTGGACATCACGGTGAACATCGACACGGCGGTGACGGAGGACAGCGCGTCCATGGCGAAACTCGCGGACGCCGTGGCCGACAGAATTACGCCGAAGGTGGAGCAGGCACTGGGAGGGAACGGATATGGCTATTAGGATCGGCAATGCCTTGTCGCTCTCGAATCCGGAGAGCGAGACCATCACGCCGGATGACAGGCAGCAGACCATCGAGATTCTCGGCGGTGTTTCTGTTCAGGATTTCGGGCATATCGAGGCGGGGGACAAGATAGCATGGACGCTGGACTTTTCCCCGGAGGCGTGGGAGACAATCAAGAGCTATTGGGACAGCCGAGTCATCGTGGATGTGAGAGATGCGGGCGGCAGGACGTTTCAAGGCCGGGTGGTGGTCAAGAGTTATCGCCGGAAAGTGCGCTTCGAGTCACACATCACAGCGAATATTGAGATTTGGAGGTCATGAGCATGGCAAATCCCTATATGAATCTTTATATGGGCAACCCTACCGCAGGCGGGACGGATGGAACCATCGTCTCGCTGGACGGGAGTCAAACCAGCCCAGTCATGTTTACCCTGGATGCGGCGGAGGAAGAGAGCGGCACGCAGGTCTTGGCGCTTCGCTGTGAGGATGGTTATTCCACCCATGGGGAAACGGAGGTCACGTTCACCGGGGAGACAGCCTCCAAGTGGAGCGTGTCGCTCGACGGTTTTAACTTTAGTGAGAGCATCGCCATCGCGACTCCCATCGGGGCGGGGAACACGCTGTTCTATGTCCGGGCTGAGTCCTCGTATGATGAGAACCCCGGGAACGACTCCAGCGTCTTTATCAAGGTGACGGCGAAAATCGTGCCGTCCGAGTAAAGGAGGCACATCATGGCATGGCGATATGAGAACCCCGGCACAGCGGATCTGCTGACCGTTGCCGGGACGACCGTTTTGTGTAACCATGCGTCGAGAACCGGAATCGCTTTTTATCAGAAAGGACGCAAGGCTTGCTTTGGCATCCAGAAAGCTGCGGAGGTATGGATAAAGTTTGACGTCTACTTCTATGACGGGGGCTGTCTTCGATGCTACAACACCAGCAGTAGGGCCGGGGATACGGGAATCCGCCTGAATGGGTTTGTGACCTCGAGATCGGACTGCAGAAACTTCTGGATCAATGATTCGGGGTTACTCCATGAGGCCGGAGTTCTTTACGGACTCCACTCTGTCAAGTTGCATCTTCGGACAGGGGTCAGCGACGGAGTAATGGAAGTCTATTTCGATGACGGAACGGCGCCCTATTACAGCTATACGGGCAATGTGAACCGCGGCGATACGTTTGATAACATCTTTATCCAGTCAGATAACAGCAAAGCGCTGATCAGCAATGTGATTATCTCCGACGCCGATATCAGTATGGACGAGATTTTGTCCAGCGGAGTGCAACCGTTCAAATACTGTAACCTCGGGACAGCTAACGGCCTTACTGTTTCCGGGACAACGGTTGCAACAGACACCAAGTCGAAAACTGGGACTGCGTTCTGGCAGCCGTCGCAGACGGCCTGCTTTGGTGCTCCGCCCATGGACGAGGTTTGGATCAAGTTCGATCTTTTCCATACGGCAGGAAAGTCACGGTTTCGGGCCTATGCGAATTCAAGTGCAACCACAGGTATATGCCTGCAGGATAGCACTGCCGACACGGTCATTTCTTTTCTGCAGGACAGGAACTACAGTGCCGACAATACTTACACACTGATTCCTGAAAAGGTGCAAACTTACCTCCTCCATCTCTTGTCCGACGCTTCAGCTGGGAGCCTCGAGTTATGGGTAGACGGAACAAAGGTATTTGACCATCGGCATTCGACCATTGCACCTCTGGAATCGTTGTATTTGCAGAGCGATGATGAGAACAACCTCTTCTCGAATGTCATCATCTCAAATCAGGAGATTCTTTTTGATGAGTGGGCGGACGGGACATATGCCGTGTTTCTCGATGGGGACACGGGAAGAAGGGTGCAAAACACCGTCCGGCTTTTAGGTGATACATGGAGGAATATCGCCGCCAGGTTTTATTTCGATACGCTGCGGAGTGTTGCACAGCCGGTTTACATGGAAGCCGATACGCAAAGGGAGACAGTTCGCACCGTCGGCTTATACGGAAGGACAAAGCGGAAAATGGCAGGACGTGTCCGGGTTAAGGGCGACACTTTGCGGAAACGCCCTGAGCGTCTATTCGTCCGTTTCAATGGGCAGGAGGAGGTGCGCGGCACCCGGCAGGTCCGGCTGTTCCTTCAAGAGAGGACGCTTTCGGATCGATTCTCTTTCGAGACCACAAGGCGTTTTGCTATCGGGCAGCGTGTCCGAGGGGAACTCTTGGATTTTCCCTATGTATTCGATATCGAGTCCACTTCCGAGCGGGATATGGTGCAATCATGCACCGGGATGTACGACATCGACCTCTTGATGAACCGTCCCGTGGTGTTCCGAGTTGGCGCAGGTGACTGTGCCTATTATCGCGCGAGGATACAGCCAAGTAATTATGCTGTCAAGGGCCTCGCCAAGGGAGCCTTTGCCAGCACGATACTTCGTAAGGCAGCGGCAGGACTCAGTCTCCCGTTGGTGTTGGATTTCTCGGATTTCGTTCCCTCGGCTTACCAGCCGTCATACAGCGCAGAGTTCGACACCCCCGGAACGACAGCAGAATACTTCAATGGGAGCGTTTATCTTGGCACAAACGGGGGAAGGGTGAAGGAAATCTTCGAACCGTATGAGGCGTTCTCGACTTATCAGAGCGTACTTTCTGGTCTCTTCTCATGGTCGACCGCTGCGCCGCGGATGCAGGTCAATGTGTTCATTAGGAATGGCGTCATCCACGCGCTTCAGCGTGGACGAGAGAAAGGCGTGATTGACCTGACGCCGCTCCCGCATACGAGACCGCAAATTGACCGGGAAATCGTACGGACAATGTGGGCAGGCAATCCCAACGCATCGGAAGGAGGACGGCAACTTGTCTGGGGTGACTGGTACATTTCGAGCGCCACGGCGCCGGAGGATAATCCGAGGCCGACAAGCCCCATCAAGGAGCATGAGCAGCGGAACGCCGACGGAAGCAGGACAAGAAGCAAGTTCAACTATGACGAGACCCCTCGTGGCTCATGGCTGAATCACGCACATGTCATCACTTATGACAAAAATGGAAAAGAGGTCGGGCAGGCTTCGACAGACTACAGACGGCTTGATACAGGGCAGCGATACGGTCATACCTATGACGGGGAAGGCACGCCGCTGGCTGACACACTCGACACATACCGCTACCCGGACTGGCCCAATGAGACAGTACGCCAAGCTTGGCAATGGTGGGACACGATGACGCTCAATATCGACTACGACTGGAAGACAGTGGAAGGGGATAGTATTGCGGGCGGATCTTCCATTGCTGTGGAGGATGCCGAGATGAGGCAGGCCATCTATGAAGAGATGAAATGGATGGATCGAAAAGTGCGAGAGGAAGTGCATCTCGACATCGTAGACAACATCGCAGGCGGTGTGCATACGATTCAGCACATTTTCGATTTTTTCACGCGGTATCGGCTGGACGGGAAAGAGTATTTCCTCATAAGTAACCAGATTACGCTGACTCCGCGGTCGTTCACGCAGTCACTTAGATTGGTGAGGTGGTATTGATGGGAGGAGTGGACGGGCTTTGTGCCGCTTTGCGTCAGGCACAGATGCGAAAGAAAGAGCCGCAGATGGCGGAACAGGGGCGCATCCAAGGAAAGTCTGTCGTGGTGAAAAACAAGGTATATAAGCTGGCAATTGCTATAGATGCGCCTCTAAAGGAGGGCGATACGGTATGGGTCCAGTTTGCCGAGGGAAACACGGCGGTGGTGATAGGGGTATAGACATGTATATGACAAGAATTCATGCCATGGGAACAGGCTGGCGCGGCGGCAATGGAGAAAGACTCGTCATGGCGGGAAATCTTCCCTACAAGAGTGGGGACACCGTATGGACCGACGGGCGCATCATCTATGGATGGACTGGACGAGATGAGCCGACAAGGCAGTGGTCTTACGGGGAAGAGGGGATTCCCATCCACAATCCGGGCTATGGGATGTATTTGTTCCGGGGTAGAGACAATTGCAAGCGGTATGCCGATGATAAAGGGTGGTATGCCTTCGCCAATGATGGTGGGAGCAGCTGTGGCTTTTCTACGGAAATCTTTATCAATGTCATGGATATGGATATTGGAAAGGACGGCAGTAAGTGGGTGCTTTCATGGAAGGACGCGCAATATGTGCTGAATACGCCCCATCAATTGGCATGGGAGAGCGGAGGATTTGCCAAGCCGGAAGGTCGGTCCACGGTCGTGGCTGTTTGGCAGGAACAAGGGAACATCTCGGTTGTAAAACAGGACAACGACGAGTCAACCACGCAGACATTCCGAGAGAGTGCCAAACGCCTCTCCGTCGTGGAGGCAGGCGAAGCGACTGAAAGCGATACGACATTCGCCGTAACTCACGGGGGCGTGTCTGAAAGAAGGAGCCTTAAGGAGTACGCGGACGCAGCGATAGAGGCTTTCAACGCCACTGCCGCCGAGAAACTCTGGAGTAGTGTTCACCTTGAAAACTGCGTTAATTCTATGACGCTTCGCATCGTGGACGGCAAAATCGATTCCGAAGGTAAGCTGTCACTTTATATTCTTGCTCAGATGAAGGGATTTGCGTTCAGGGATATGCAGAAGGAGGGACTCCGGGGAAACCTTTTGCAAAGCTATTCATCCAGCCCAAATGGCGCCGGGAGAATTCATCTAAAGTGGGAGTATACGGTTGATGTCGCGCCGTATCCTGTGGATGCTACCTTTTGCGCCGAGTTTACCTGCACCCTCCATCTCCATGTGGATGGAGAAACGGTCGAGAAGGTGTTCGAGGCCGTGAACTGTCCGGGGTATGAGGGCGGATACAATTCCAGCGGGGCCTTTGCGGATGCCTCCAACGTCTTCGGCGGAATCAATCACGCGAGGGAGGACGGGAGCTTATGGTTTGCGACGTCCGGGGATATGCGTACCTACTACAGTACGCTCTATGAGGTGGATGTCCATGATGGGGGAGCGCTGAACGGCATAATATTTCCCGAGACAAAGGTTTGTACGAGTTCCCCGTCCCTAACTGTATGTACTCGCGTCGAAGGTTTCGACGCCATCGCGGAGGAGAACGCATGGCCGTTCCAGATGCCCATCCAAGACGGTTATTATGCCGTAATCTCGCCAAGTGCCATAGGGCTTTCTTATGGGAGCCTTGATTATTACGATATGCGAACGTATCTTGGCTGTTTCCAGCAGGTATTCGGACCAAGTGATGAGATGGTGGTGGATACGGAGGATTGGCCTTACGGCCTTCTCTCCGTCCGGGCGATTGTGCCCATCGACGAGGAGGAAGAAACATACCTCATTCATGCAGTATCCTCCCCTTATGATTACAACGGGAGAGTATACACATATAACAAAAAGGAGGGGTTGCAGCCGGTGGAGGTGCCTGTGTCCGACAATGAAGAAGAAACGGGGACCGCCATGATGTCGACCAATACTCGCTTGCGATGGATGAAGCACGCGAGGGCTTTGAAGAGTATGTGAGGATAAAGATAATCGTATGAAATGGAGGATGAGTATTATGCCGAATGATATGGATTCGATGTTCAAGGCGGCAGATGGGTTTGTCAGTAATTTCGGGCTGAAGCTGGGGGCAAGCGCGGCGCTGAACATGACGATGGACCAACACGTCACCCTTTTTGGTTGCTTCACGTTTCTCGTGTTCCTTGACTGCCTGACGAGGTGGATTGCCATAAGCTACAAACATCTGGTGGATAATGGTGAGGAACATCCGTCGCTGGTCCGTTCGATTTACAAGATTCCCTCCGCAAGGCGGGCAGGGAAGATTGACAGCCGGACGATGAAGGAGCAGGGGCTGGGGAAACTCCTCCTGTATGTCGTATGCGTCATCGTGGCGGCGGTCGGCGATTTGATGATGGTCACGATCCACGCGCCGGTATGGATGGTGAATTTGATGGTCGGGTACATGGTCGTCACCGAGACTCTGTCTGTGGTGGAGAATCTGAGCGATGCGGGTGTGGAGTCCCTCGCCCGTCTTGCGGCAAAGTTGAAAGGGAGGCTGTGATTATGTCCGAGAGCATGAAGGGGAAAAGGGGTATCGACGTTTCGGAGAACAACGGGTGCATCGACTGGGAGGCGGTGAAGGAGGCGGGCATCGACTTCGCCATTGTCCGTCTCGGCTACGGGAACTGCCATCTCGACAGCTGTTTCTACGACAACGTGAACGGGGCGCTGGATGCGGGGCTTGAGATTGGCGTCTATTATTACAGCTACGCCCTGTCCGTGGAGGCGGCGAAGCGCGAGGCGGAGTTCCTCGTGGATACGCTGTTGGATTGCGGCCTGCCGATGGAACGGCTGACGATGGGCGTGTGGTTCGACATGGAGGACGCGGATGGCTACAAGGCGCGTCATGGCGCGATTGACGGCCAGCTCCTCACGGGAATGTGCAGCGCGTTCATTGACACCTGTTACGGGCGTGGCTTCGATCGGTGCGGTGTTTACGCGAGTTACGACTGGCTGGAAAACCGCCTTGACACTTTCCAGTGGGGTGACAACACTTCCATTTGGTGCGCCCAGTGGGATGAAGAGTGCGACTGGGAGAGCGCGGCGCTTTGGCAGTACACGGACGCGTTGGAAATCGACGGGCACATTTTCGACGGGAATATCTGCCTTGCGGAGGTGTGACGATGTGGAGGGAAATCGGAAGAAAGCTCTGTATCTCTGCGCTGCTATTGCTCTTGGTCTTCTTGTTGCTGGATATTTCCTTTGCTTCGGCGTCCGAGAGGATGTACGAGATCAGCGAAACGGAACTGATGCAGTTGGAAGAGAACTTGAGCGAGCTGTCGAACGTGAACGACGGGCAGCGGGAGAAGCTCTGGAACTTGCAGGAGATGCTGAAAGCCTCGGAGACGAGATTGGAAGCGTCCGAGAGGAACTCGAAGATGCTCAGCGTGAAGCTGGACTGGCTCTCGAAGGAACTGACCACGCAGGCGGCCTCATTGGAGAATGCCAACAGATTATTGCAGGAGTACGAGGAAGAGGAGCGAAGGACGAAGCGGCGCATTGAGAGGCAAAGGAATATAGCGTACGTGCTGGCGGCGATTGCCGTCATTTTTTGTGCAGCGAAGTAGAACGTGAAAGACCGGGAATCATGGGGGCCTGTATTGATACCCTTGATTCCCGGCCTTTTTTTATTGTTGAAACGACGGAAAATATCAGTCTTCACGCAGGCGATTCAGCTTGGCAAAAGAATAGCGTACCAGCGGTCCTGCCACCAAGAGCTGCCAAGCTAATGCGATGGGAAAATTCATGGAAAGAGCTGCAAGCCATGCCGCTCCGAAATTCTCAGTGATGTGACGGACAAGGAGCACTGCGGCTGCGCTGGCTGTCGGGCAGACGCAGCAGACGGTGCAAACCGAGATGACGATGGGGATGGGAATGCGGTCATGGGTGTAATTGCGAATAATCCAAAACGCGATTTTATGCGCAAGCGGCGCAATGATACTGAACTCCAATGCCACAATTACAGGCCCCATGATCACCGCCTCATGCAGCCAAGAGCCAAAGGTCAGAGCTTTCATGGAGCCAGCCGCCATGACTTGATTGTAGGAAATCATCATGGCAAGCATAGCGGTACACATCATCAGCGTAAAAAACAGTTCTTCTTTCTTCGTTTTCGGCATAGCGGCCTACCTCCCCAGCAACTAACTCCTTCAAAACCTTCCATAAAACAAAACGAGCAGTTGTCGCAACCGGTCTTACGTCGCGAAACTGCTCATTGCATTTGTATTGTAACACGGAAAAGGAAAATTTACCAGCTTTTTTGCGGATTAGCCTTCTACGCTTGCATCGTCAGCGGTATATTCCTCCAGAGAATTTTCCCGCACCTGAATGCAAATATAGCTGATGCCTTCATCTGCAGCGGCAAAGAATTGGCGGCGAGCTGCCGGGGAAATGCGCAGCCAGTCACCGGAAGCCAACTTCACTTCTTCGTCGTCAATCACAGCTTTGCCTTTTCCTGCCAAAATGAAGTAGATTTCCTCATTCTTCTTGTGATAATGCACGAAGGGGACATTTGCCCCAGCGGGAAGATTATTGACGCTTACCTCCGCTCCCGTCAGATGCAGCTTGTCATGCAGCTCCGTTCTCGCATCGTTTGCCACGCTGATTTTGTTGAAATTTGCCATGTTTCATTCCTCCAGGATTGTTAAATGTGTTGTAGTAATCTCGATTACAACAAGAAGAATATCACACGCTGGATGTAATGTCAATAGTTACAACAGTTTTTTTCCAAAAAAACTGCCCTGCATTACGAAAAGCCGAAAATGCAGGGCAGGAAAGACTTATGCAGTTCGTTTTGACAGATCGTCTAAAAGTGTCTGCAGAGTAATTTGCCGCAGGTCGTCCATCATGTGCCCGCGTATCGTTTGCAGTCTGCCGTTCAAAAGAGCATGGATATTCCGCCCGACCGGGCAGGCAGGGTTGGGGTTCTCTTGTAAGTGGAACAGGTCTTCTTCTTCCTCTACCGCTTGGAAAATGTCCTGCAGCGTGATGTCTGCCGGGGCTTTTTTTAATTTTGCGCCGCCAACGCCTGCTGCCACGTCCACCAGTCCAGCGGCCTTGAGTTGCCCCAGCGTCTTTCGGATGATGACAGGGTGGACGTTGACGCTGCCTGAAAGAAAAGTCGACGTGACCTTTATTTCTTTCTGAAAACAAGCGATGCAGAGTAGGATATGAACCGCCACTGGCATGCGAAAAGAAAACTGCATGGGAAAATCCTCCTTGATACTCTTCGCTGATTTTGAATAAATATTGTTGTAACTTATATTATTGCAACGGATTTGCTTTGTCAATGGAAGGATTTTCGATGAGGTAATCGGGAATCAAAGTTAAACGGGGCATTGAGGGATTATCCCTTCAACGTCCCGTTTTATGTTGGGATAAACAATTGCTGGCATGCCCACCTTTTTTGCATCTCAGCCTTCGTTGTTGTTTTCGTTGCCCCAGCAGTAACCGCCGCCATAGCCTCCACCGCAGCCGTAGCCGCCGCGTCCTCCGCGACCGCCGTGATGGTATCCTCCGCCGCAGTGCGCGTAATTCGTCTCGATGCGGGTCGTGCCGTCTTGGAAGTTCCCTTCTCCCGGTGTTGCTGCCAGTGCCGTCCCCGTAGCCATCATCGTCATCGCTGCCATCGCCATTGCCATCATCGTCTTTTTCATTTTCTTCAACCTCCTGAAATTTAGTTGTGATGTTTTCGATGATTGAAGTATAGCGGGGATCTGTGTCGAAAATGTGTCGGGATAAAATTTTTTTGTATTTTTTTCGTATAAATCCGTTCCCCATCTCTATCAAGGAATAGGAGGGGAAGGAGATGCCAATAGAAAACAAGGAGGACAGTCTCGGTGTCCAAAGACAGCGTTTTTGTCCTCTGAAATACAAGAAGGGGGTAATTTTTTTGCAAACATTCGTCAAATTGCTCTCCTGCTCTCTTTTAGGAAGTAGGAGGGGAATGAACAGGGCCCAAGAGGCGACACAAGAAAAACCTTCTTCGATTTTGTTAGACCATTTCGTTGCTTTTTGTCCAGTGGAGTAGTGAGAAACATTTTTCTCGGAAAGGAGAAATTGAACCGCTATGCTCAATGCCGTAACCAAAAACAAATTATCGCTTGTTCCTGTAGGGGACAAGCCTGCCGAGATTATCCCGATGAAGGCGACGAAGGCGGAAGCGCCTGCTGTCGTTCCCATTCCGGAGAAATATCTGCTCACCATTCGTGAAGCCTCCGCTTACTTCAATCTTGGCGTAAAGCGTCTCCGCAGGCTTGCTGAGGAAAACACGGACAGCTTTTCTCTTTGCAACGGGAGCCGCTATCTGATTATTCGGCACAAATTCGAGCAATTTCTTGAGGAGTCCTCATCCATCTGACGGATAAGATTTTGTTTGTTTGCCGAAAGTAGTTGACTTGTCCGAGGTGCGGAGTGATAGATAACATACCAAATCGCAAGGAGGGATGCTCATGAGAACAGCGCTTTTGGAGCAGAAAAACCTTCTAAACCCGGAAGAAACCATCCAGCACTTCGGACTCAGCCAGCGGAAATTCTATCGGTGGCTCAAAGAACCGCACAGCTTTGTGGCGTTCTACGGGAAGCGGAAGCTGATTTTGCGGACGGAACTTGAGCAGTATTTCCGTAAACATCCAGAGGAAAAGGAGGCGCTGAAGCGTGGCAGAAAGAAAAAGGCGTGACGCCAAACATCGGGTGCTTCGTCGAGGCGAATCCATACGGCAGGACGGAAAATACCAATTCAAGTATTATGTTGGCGGCAAGCCGCGATTCGTTTACAGTTGGCGGTTGGAACCCACGGACAAGCTCCCCGCTGGAAAGAAGCCGTGCCTTTCGCTTCGGGAACTGGAAAAGCAAATCGGCTATGACTTGGAGAGCCGACTCGACCCGTTGGGCAGGAACATGACTGTGGCGGAACTGGTGGAACGGTATGTCAGTACGAAGACAGGAGTCCGGGCAAATACGGCGCAGGGCTATAAATTCGTTAAGAGAATCTTGGAAAAGACTGGTTTCAGTGGCAGGAAGATTGCCGACATCCGCACATCGGATGCAAAAATCTATCTCATCAAACTTCAGGAGAGCGGAAGGCGATACAGCACCATCAGGACCATACGAGGCGTTCTTCGCCCGGCTTTCCAGATGGCGGTGGATGATGACACACTACGGAAGAATCCC